GCACTAAAAGAAGCTCATTTTCCCATTCTTCCAAAAGAGTTCCTTTTAACTGCGTGAGTCTTCGATCAAAAAAATTTTTTAGAGCCAAAGAAAACTGTTTCATATCCAAATCCAGAAACTTTCGTACTTTAAAAGTGCTTTCGCTCAAAATTTTTGATACAACCGCAGTTTTCAGTTTTCCTACAGTTGTTAAACTGATCGGTTCTTTCTCAGACCATTTCTCAATCAAAAAAGGGAGGGCTTCCAAAACCCTCCCTTCTTTTAGAAAGAAATATTCTCTTAGCGTGACATCATGAATCAATACCCAATCTTCTTCTCCAAATTTAAGAAATTTCTTCATTCTCCTCCTCCTTGAACTCTTCTAAAAGCATATTGCTTTTGTTTAATTCATACATTTCAAGTAATTTTTCCCAGAGTTGTTCTAAAATCTTCTTCGAAACTTTCTTGAGATTTGCTATCGTGACAGGAACAGATTCGGACCAATTCTTAATGACTTTCGCCAAGAAACCATAAGGAAAACCCGGGGCTTCTGTCGATTCTATTTCGATGACAGGATTTGCACCAACATATCTCATTTTTCCCTTTGGTGCCATTTCGTTTCTGAAGATGTCATAAAGCTCTTGAGAGAGTTCTTTTCTGACTTCAAACCAGTTCGAAGTTTCAGTCTCAACTAAATTTCCTTGATCATCAAAGTAAATCTTGACAGTCTCTTCACTTGCAAAAAGACTCATTTTCTCCCTCCTTTAGCATCAGTAGGTTCCGGTATCATTTGTATAATCTTCGACAGTTATAATTTGACCCGTCGAAGGTATTAAAGCCTCATATGATCCTCGTAACGTAATTCTTCCAGGTCCTCCAATGTCATGCGTCATGCTGGCAAATTTGATTCGAGGAAGTTTGATAATTAGTTTTTCTCCAGTACTTTTTTCGAATTTAAGATATAAAGAAGCATCTTGGAAATTGATGAATTTGTTGTATTGATCCGAGAAAGTATCAGTTGTCAGCAGAAGTTCTACATCTCCTGTAATAGCCAGATTCCCCTCAGGTATTGTTTTTCTCCTTCCTGTTCCATCGAGTCTGTAGTCGTCTGTATCCAAATTATTTGCTATAGACAAAGTAATTCTTGAATACTTGTCTGCTGTCCAATTTGTCCCATCTGCTGAGAGCAAAAGTTCTCTGAAGTAGAAAGGATCGTCTGAAGGTTCTGTAATTGATCCTTCTGTAGCAACTTCATCACTTTCCTGAATTCCTACCCAATCCGTTGTGATTCGAGGAATTCCTCCAACGGCCATTTCGAGTGTTAAAGTGTTGAGTTTCATTCCAAGATAATCTCTGATTATACCGTCATGATCCACTCTGATTGTTGCAGAAGGCAAATTCCCTGTAGCTGATGTAACTGCAGTAATCTCAGTGTATTCATCTCCGGAATCGGGAGTTGAATCGGGATCTTTTAAAGTCGCAAGACCCAATGCAAGATAAAACAAAACTCCAGCCGGCACAGGGAACAATTCCAGCGTTATCCCTCCACCAGTTCCTTCTCTTCCGGGAGCCAAAGATTTTGTTCCTCTGTAACCAAGTAAGGCTTCACTTCTTACGCTTTCCAAATTTGCATTCAGCGACTCATCTACAAAAGGAAGCTTATATTTCAAAGTCGCTGCCTCACCAAAAGTCGACTCAATCCCAAGCAAAATTTTACTTCTTGCACCACTTGTTGGATTGGCCACTTCAGAACACCTCCTCAGTGCTGAAAGTTATCAAATATCTATTCGCCAAAGGTCCTTCGAAAGGAGGATTGACAAAGTATTTGATTCGCAGAATACCTCCAAAGCCTAAAAATTCGCTCCAGACAGCACTTTTCACTTCAGCATCATTTTCTTGAGCAGGAAGCAAAAGAAAAGTGATTGTGAAATCCTGCCTCAAAAGCCCTCCTGTTTCGAATCGCTCATCCAAAATTACATCCTCTAAGATCAAAGCAGGAAGCGATGAAGGAAGCGCCTCTAATGTGCCAAAGGCTATTTGAAGATCATTAGCTACGTTTTGAAGTTTTTGCTTAATCGTCTCAAGCGTCAAGGTTTGATCACCCCTCTGTAAGTTGCAGAAATCATCAACGTTCCCTCAACGCTTTCGAATTCTCCTTTTGAGTCTTCTTCAAGAAAGATGATCCCTTTTGCAAAATCGCTATATTGATGCAGTTGTTGTTTGACTTGCTGGTAAAGCGCTTCAAGATCTGAAACGTTTTGATTTTCATTCGCTACGAGAATCACAGTCATCTCCACTCGTCTCCAGCTTTGCTCATTTCGAAAAGCACCATGTAGAACGATAAAAGGTTTTGTTTGTTCAGATAAATCAAAACGAGGATCAAAAATGAAAGTAGGAGCTATCGGTGAAAGCTTTCCAGCGATTTCCTTGAGAAACTCAAGATCCGTCATGGTTTCATCTCCTGAAGCCTTCTTTCAAAAAAGGCAAGTCCTTTTTCCCAAGCAGGTCTCAAATAAGGATGCTCTTTCGTTCCTTTCTTTTTGATCGTCATAGCTATAGCCCAGGCTATTGATCTTGCTTCTTTTCCTTGCTTTCCTTTGATCCATCTTTGCTTTCCTGATTTTGTTCTGACAAATCTTCTCGATTTAACTTCGACCCATTTTTGAATCGGCTCAACTGGCGGCATATGAGAGCGTGTTCCAAACTCGACGTAAGGTCCATAATGAGCTCCAACTTTAACAAGTCCTCTGAAGAAGTCTTCTTTTTCTTCAAAATCAAAATGAATGCTCTCTCTCAATATTCCTGTAGCAACAGGAACCCTTTCAACAGCTTCTTTATGAACAACAAAAATCGTTTCTTTGATCAGTTCAACAACTTCATTCCAAACTTCCTCTTCTAGCTCATAGATCTTCTGCCCATTCACATCGCCGGACACCACAATTTTCATTCGAGCTCCACCTCGTAAAAATCCTCATACTGCCTTACATTCTGAGCTATATAACGCTTCCCCTGATATTCGATAACATCTCCATTTTGAATCTCGGTGGATGTTTTTAAAATCAATCGATCTGCATATTTAATTCCCGTCTCTGATGCGATCTCTACTCGTTTATATTCAAAAAGCCCTCGAAATTTACCTATTTGATTCAAAGTTTCCTTTAGCTCACCGCCTTCTGAAACAATTTGCTTTCTATATAGCGTAAATTGCGGTGCTGTGCGAGTTAGAAAGTTGAAGAGTTTCATAAAATCACCTTCTTAGGAAGCCTCTCGAGGATCTCTCGAGGATCTTTCAAAGCCACTTTTTTCTCGATGCTTTTATCAACTATGCCTGCTCCTAAAACGTAAGCTGTCGCAAGGTCAAGAATTACGCCTTTTTCAAGATCAGTCATCTCTTCTGCGAGCGTTGTATAAATCAAATGCACTTTCGAGTCTTCTGAAACTGTATAAGGCAAAAAGATGATATCTTTCTTGATCTCGGCTTTGTCTGAGAAATCAATCTCATCGATCATCAGCGTTTGAATCGTATCAACAGGAAAGTGAGTGTAAATTTTGTCAGAAGGCGCATCTAAAATAAAAAATCGCTCGATAGTTCGAGCTGTAAATGTTTTACCTATTCGATTTTCGACTTCTTGAATTGCTCGATTGAGATAATTTTGCAAGACAGTATCGATTGATAGATCAAGCGAAAAAGGATCGAGCCCTAAATGTGATTTCAGTTCAGCCAGATCAATCATGAAGCATCACTCACTTTCGTATCTCCTCTTTCTCCTTTCTCCTTGACTTAACAACCTCAAAGCGATCAGGAAAATTCTTTAAAAGATATTTAGCAAACTCGTCATTAACTTCTTTGATCTCGCCTTCTTTAAAAGATTTCGATGTATCCCAGCCGCAAATGTAAGGCTTTAGCGCCTTAAGCTTCATGTTATCCCTCCTTTAAAAAAGAAGGGAGGGGGAGAGCCCTCCCTCATTATGCTTCGGTGACACCAATCACAGCGATCTTTTCCCCATCGGCCACTCTGTGTCTGAAAGCAACTCTTATCGTTGCCACAACATGAGTCGCCTGATCTTTCGCTATCTTTTCGGCTTCAACAGTTACTTTTCTTCTTACACCATAAACCCAAGCATTTTTGTTTACAAGGTAGATCACTGTGTTTGTTGTCGTTGTTCCATCGTAAACTCCAGATGCGTTCAGATCCTCTCTTACGTATTCAGAAACAATGACGGGTATTCCGTCGAATTTTGCAAGCTCACCTGTGAGCAGTGTAGCGTTTGGTCCGTATTTATCAACTGTGAGAACATTAGAAAGATTCAGCATTTTTGTGTATCCGGCTATTCCAGTGATCCACACAAGCTGATTGGGATCTGCTCCATATTTACCCATCTCTTTCCTCATGTTTCTCAAAACTGTCTCGTTGAATGTAGAAGCATCTACAACAAGGCTGTTATCGACAGCATAAGCTCTGAGTCCGAGGAAAGCTTTTCTGGGATCATCACTTGCTGTCACGTCAGCATCCATGTGTGTTGCTGCGGTGTCACCGTTAAGAATGGCGTTTTCTATTGCTGCAGAAAGAGCAAGAGCAAGATCTTCTTTCACAACAGGCAATATGGGGAATATGGCATCTTCTTCAAGATCGACATCGATTGGAATGTAAGAGTACAGCGTTTTCGCGGTGAGTGTAACCTTTCCTGTGTATCCGGTCGGTGTCGTATCAGTCAAACTGGCAGATTTCAATTTGGCAGAAGGCAATGTTCCTTTGATGGGTACTTCTAAAGGGCTTCTCTTCATATCGATCTGCGGAAAGACAGAAGCAACCTTCAGTTCAAGCGCAACTCTATCCATTATCTCATCGGAAAATGCAGTCTCAATCCATTCAGACCCCTTCCCGCTTGTAGCTGCATCGAGAGCTTTTCTGAGTTCACTTTCGGCGTTTCCTGCGAGCTCTTCAACAGGTTTCTTCAGAATTGCAGAGGCAAGATAAAGATCAGCCGCTCTTTTTCTGAGCTGTTTCTTTTCCTCTTCGCTCTGAACAACAAAAGATGCTTTTCTCTGTTCCTGCAGAGCCTTTTTAATCTCTTCCTCAACCTTTTTCTGTCCCTCTTTGTCTTTCTTTTCAATCCTCTCTTTTAAGTCGTGGACAAGTCCTTTGAGTTCTTCAACAATCTCTTTCATCAGTCAGACACCTCCTGTTAAATTTTGCTTATGAGTTCTCTTATTTGCCTCAAAATCTCAACAACTTCTTTCTCATTTACACTTTTCTCCTCGGGTTCGGGATAACCATATTCTGGAGCGGGATAACCATAACTGTAACCAGAAAGTCCCGCCATATCTACAAGTTGATTCACTATATCCAGAAGCTCTTTTGGAAGATCAGCAGAGTAAAGTATCGCCACAGCTTCTTTTATCTTGCTCAGCTGAGATTCCGATAAAGCTATCTTCTTTACTTCCTCGGCAGCCTGCGCTTCTTGCTTTTTCTCTTCCTGATCTTCGTTTGGCTGTTCCTTCTGCTCTTTTTCTTTTTCGATTTTTACTTCCTCCTGAACCTGCTTTTCTTCCCGCTTCTGTTCTTCTTTTTCTTTTTGCTCAACAACAGCCTTTTCTTCAGACATGCTGTCAACCTCCTTTCGCTTGATCACAAGAAACTTCGCTTTAGGAACGGCTGGTTCATCGACCAAGTCAATTCGATCAACCTCGAGATCTTTGAGAATGAATTTAGCTTTCATTCTCTCCCTCCTCAATCGATTCTTTAAACGCTCTTCCTTCAATTGAAAAACCAGTTATTTTGCCTTCTTGAATCAATTCCCACAACTTTTGATCCAAAATTCTAATCCCCAAAAGCCAAGTACCTTTTTTAATGCGCTCGCCATTGATTTCCATGTCGACAGGAGCGATATAACTTTCAACGATTTTGACCTGTGATTCTTCTAAAGGCTTCTGATGCATAAATCCCATCTTTCTATACTCAGAAAGCCAAGTCCATGCCGCTTTTTGAACTTCCTCAGCAGGAACGATATCTCCTTGGAGATCGGGCTCATCTGGTATCAAAACAGGAGCAAGAACATACTTATGGCCGGCCTTAATGATCTTCCCACTCCATTTTTTCGTCAATTTGTCCACCTCCACCAAAACCGGCTTGGTACCTGGAAGAGACCAAATAAGATACTTTTGTCTTTTTCTTTTGAGCTCTTTTACAACTTCATCGAAATCTCTTTTCTTTGCATATGGAGTCCGATCATCGGGTTTTTCTATAAGCCAGATTCTTCTCCCTCCAACGGGAGCGTATTCAATGATGTATCGACCTTTGATTTTTTCGCCACTGAAGAACAGCTCAAACATGTGTTCTCTCCAAACACCGATCTCATACGTTCCTTTATCGATCTTGAAGAATTTTGCGTATTTCTTCTCTGTAGCTCCAACTTCGCCAGGCTTAGAGACATAAGGGGGATCGCCGATTTCAAGCCATTCTTTAGGCTGAATGAGCTTGAACTGTCCTTGAAGCTTATCATCTCCTATTGTTGACAAGTCTTTTCCTTCGAGAACGTCTTCGGCTTTGCCAAGGAAAACTGTAAAGCCCCACAAACCTCCTTCGAATTCACATCTCAAATCGCCATGAACTGATCTTCCTCGCTTTAACAATTCTTCCGCTGATAAGTCGATCTCATCTTCTGTAAGGCCTCTAAAGTGCCATTGATAAACAAATCGCCCTTTTCCAGATTTCGGATAGCATTTGTACCAATTTTCCGCCCAAAATTTAGCTGCTTTTTCTCCTCTTGTTTCCCCTTCTTCTTTCAAAGCTTTCGAAGTCACTTCTTTCAAACAATGCCCTCTTCTTGCTATATCTATCGCTTGTTTGATCGTATATGCAGGTCTTGATCGATCAAGCCCTTGAGGATAAGGTTTTCCCCAGGCCACCTTGCCGTCAGGATAAATCAAAAGCTCTTCAACTTTTACATTCAGCGTATCTCCAGGCTCTGCAAGCCGCTCTTTCGTGACAAACGTTTTTCCAATCTCAACAGGTTCTTTCGTTTCATCATCCAAAAGAGCACATCGATATGTGTAACCATTTTTCGTCTCAAGAACATCAAGAACCAATACCTTTAGCTCAACCCAAAGCTTGAATTTGGCGTAGTCTTGAGTAGGGCCAAACGTATAAGACATATCATATTTTCGAGCGACAACGCCTTCAATGGGAAGATCATCGAACTTGTAATTCACAGCCTTCTCACAAGCTTTCAGAAATTCTTCTTTGTTTTTAGCTTCATATTGAGGAAGAACGATCAAATGAGGTAAATCGATCGTCTTCAAAATTTCATAGCGCTTATAGAAAGGTTCTGTGTGAATGTCCTTTCCATCCCAGTAGAGAATGTCATACAAGAAAACAAAAGATTCCCCATCTATCTTTCCAGCGAGACCTGATAAGATTTCAGGACGTGCTACAAAATGATTTCCACTCTTAAATTGAAGCTCTCCTTCTATAATGCAGTCCGGAAGCTTTTTAAGCTCTTCAACTAGAAGAGGAAGTTGCTCCGATCTGTCTTCTTTCGTGTCCTCAAAGAATATCGAAATCTTATCGCCTTTCTTTTGAAGAATCGTTCTGAAACCATCAACCTTAGGCGAGATCAAGAAATGTTCATAATTTTTGCCCCATTTTTCCCAAAGCTCTTCCGCAGAGAAAAATTCCGTGTATCCAGCCATGAAGGGTTTTTGAGGAGTATATTTTGTGATCGGTTCGATCTTCTTGAGCTGAACAAGATGCTTTTCTTTTTTCTTTCGAAGAATAAGATCATAAAGAGGCATGTAATTATCGTGCGCTCCCTGAGGGTTCGCTATATAATGCAAAAAACCCTCTTTTCGAGGGTCGAGGATTTTTCGTATAGGAATTTCGATGTTTTCGGCAAAGATCAGAAATTTTCCACCTGCTTTCTCCGCTCGAAAGAGAACATCTATATCTTGCGCTTCTTCTTCCTTTGAAACGTATGAACCCACAACCGATACAAAATCGGGAATGACCATGATCTCATTGGGAAGCGCCTCAAAATCGATTCGTTTCCGCAGTTTCTCAGTCAATTTATCTAGCTCGTCATGAGGGTTATGATTCAATCCTCTTCGCTCCATTTCTCTCACAACAAATAAGTGAAAATTCACAATATCTTCTTTTGTGTATTCTTTCGTTCTGCCAAAAAGCTGATGAAGGCGTCTATGTAAATTTAAAAGCTCTTCGTCATTAATTTCTCGAAGAGCTTTTTCATTTATCTCAGACAGTTTCATATTCCCGCCTCCATATGAAACGTTAGCGTACATCGACAATTTATTATCTCTTCAGGCGGTCCATCAGGATCTTTGGGATACATAAGACCATTAGGAAAAGGCCCATCTATAGGAACGATTGTTCCATGCAAAGCCAAATGCGAATCTCGCACTCTATCATCAAGCGTTGCAATCCATTCTTTATATTTAGCCTTCGCTCTCTTGGCCGAATGGAAAAGTCCATAATTGTAAGCCGATCCTATCTCAGTTCTTGCTATTCGCTCAAGCTCGTAATCTGAAAGTCTTTCTTCAAATACCTCATCCAAGCGCTTCATGAGTTCCATAATTCCCTCGCCTCTTGCGAGACCTCCCGCCAGAGCCTGCGTTACCCGCTGTCTTGTCGTTTCCGTAACTTCTCTTGCAAACTTGATATATTTTTGCTTCAAATATTCAACAATCTCAGGCTCTACATCCTGCCAAGTCTCAGAAAACTCAAGTTTTTTCTTCATGTTCTCAAAAGCTCTCTTGATCGCAAGAAGCAAAAATTTTCTTTGAATGTCTTTAAGATCCTCGAAGAATTTCTGCCAAAAATCTTCTTTCTTTGTTTTTTCGAAATTTTCTAAAAGACGTCTCTTGTATTTCACGAACAACTTCCGAAGGGCTTTCACATATTCTCGCTCGATTTTTGAGACTTCATAGTCAAATTCCTTCCAAATTTCCTCCTTCGAAAGCCGTTTTTCTGTTTCCTTTTCGGCAGGAATTAAAGTTGCAGACCTCCACCAAGTATCGCCCCAAGGCACAGGATCCAATCCTTGACGCTCTCGCCATTCATTGATCGTCATGATACCTTGAGAAACTAAAATCTGAGCTGATCTTGCAATATCTTTGATATCTTCTTTCAGAACATCTGACAGATCGAATTCGACCTCATAATCTCCAAAAAGAGGCATAAGCTGATGATTTATAGCTTCTGAGATTTTTCGAACAATAGGAATCACTGTATTTTCCCAAAACATTCTTCTTTGAACTTCTGAATTTGCATAATTTGCATATTCAAAAATACCTACAAGAGCGGGAGGAACGCCCAAAACCGCCAAAATCTCTTCTCTTGTCATCTTTCGCAGACTGAGAAATTCAAAGTCCTTAGGCCTCGTTCCAACTTCTTGATACTTCACATCTCCTGTTAAAACAAGAAGCTTGTGAGCACTTTCCACACCCGAGTAAAATTGCATGATTTTATTTTTTATTCTATCGAACTCTTCTTCTGTAATTGAGCTATCAATTGTTAGAATTCCCGGAATTTTCGTTCCATGCTTAAAAAAGCGCTGATTGTATGCTACTGCATAAAGATCAAGAATTGCTGGTGCTATCAGAGCTTTCAAAGGAGCCAACGCTTCAAATTCGTTGAGAGGGCTGTGGTATCTAAAATGCACAACATCATTGACATCTAATCTGATTTCTTCGCCGTTGACCGAATAAATGTAACCTGAGATATAGCGTTTGGGGTCAGGGATCAATTTGATTCGATCAGGCCTGAGAGGGTATAACGCTATAGGAATTCCAAGCTCATCCTTGACGATTTCCCAATATGCCTCTCCAAATATCTCTAGATGAATCGTTGTAAGCTCAAAAAGATCTGTGTAAGACAAGAGCGGATTCGGATTGTAGAAAATATCTACCACAGGCCCTTTATCGACCTCGATTCTTTCTTCTTGTGATATATCATAGATTTTCAAATAGAGCGAAGAAACAGCTGTCGCTATCTTTTTAATGCCAGCATATACCCAAGACAGATTTTCAAAAAGATCTGCATAATCCTGCACTGAAGTGACTTTTTTCAATGGCTCGTTTTCATCTTTGAATTCCAAAGCCAAAGCCCGTGACTTTTTAATCCTGAACAGCTTTTTTAAGTTTTCAAAGAAACTCATCATTTGCTCCTCCTTTGCCTTAGATCACAAACACAAAGTGCTTATCCTGCTTACCGTGTGTATACACCGCATACCTGAGTGCGTCCATGCTGTGGTCGTTTTCTTTCACAGGTGTATCCTGCATCTCCCCTTCTCTGTTTTCCTTCCAGCGGTATGTGAGAAATTCGTTTATCGTGTTTCTGCAGGATCTGTGCACAAACAGAAAATCCCTCGCAAGGAGGGATTTCACAGATGCTATTCCTGGCATGACTTCATTTTCAGCAGGTACCGCAGGAAGCCCTTGTTTTCGAAATTCCGCTATGAAAGAGGGCTCTGAGGGATCGCAATAGAATCGCTCGACTTTCCATTTTTGTGCCATTTCCTTTGCCTTTTCCACAATATCCCCTATTAATCTGTTTCTCTCATAGAACTCTTCGAGGATGTAGGCTTTTCCGTCGCTGTCGAATCCAATCACAAGAATGACCGTAGGGTTCGTGTATCCCCAGTCTACCCCCGCTATGACTTCCTTCAACTTCTCCCGACGGGGTTGCTCATCTATAACGTGCTTCAACTCGTCAAATTCCTTATATACAAGGCCTTCGAAGGATACGAATCGTCCCAAGATTTCCTGCTCGTAGAATTCCCCTGTGTATTTTTGCTCAAGAGCTTCTATGTAGTCTCGCGGAAGATATTTGTTGTCATAGGTTGTCGCAGTGACATAGGAATAATTGGGCTTAGCATCTTTCACGAAAATCTCCCAAATCCAGTTTCTTCCTTTTGGTGTTGTGGTGATCCAGGCTTTTCTTGAGCCTTTTTTGTCTCTCAACCTTCCCAGAACAATATCCCAAATCTGTTTATGCATAAAGGAAGCTTCATCTAGCCAAGCCCAGGATATGTTAAGCCCTCTCAATTTGTCAGGCTTATCCGTTGAGCGAAAAAGAATCTTAGTTCCATTGACAAGATACAGTGTGTGTTTGGTTTCCAGATATCGCCTTATGACCTTCTCAGGAAAAATCTTGAAAACCGTATCCAGCACAACATCACGAATCATAGGATAAGTTGGTGCAAGGATTAAACCAACTGAAGGCTTTTTGAGACCTTCTAAAAGAGCTTTTATAGCTCCTGCGAATGTTTTTCCTGATCCTATTCCGCCTATGTAGGCTGTGAAACGATGTGGGGAGAATACAAATCTTCTC